ACCTACAATTACAGGTGTTCAAGCTGCTTCAGCAGCTTCAACTCCAGGAACTTCAATATTTGTTACAGGTGTTCAATCAACATCATCAATAGGAACTTTCTCAATATCAGGAGATAATAATTTAACGATTGTTGTTACTGAAGATGGAATGGTTTCTTCAACGGGAACTTTACCTACAACAATTGATATAGCGGGTATTTCAACAACTTCTTCTACTGGCTCAATTACAATGACAGGAGACTGTAATCTCACTTTAACAGGTGTAGGTACAACAGCCTCTCTTGGTGACGAAACTGCTACTGGAGGAGCTACAACAGCTGTTACAGGAAATGCTTTAACTTTATCAGAGGGAGACGTTACTACTACCGCAGGCGCTATAGTATCCGTAACTGGTATTGCAATGACCTCTGCTATAGGACAGGCTTCTCAAGAAACTATATATGAAGCGCCTAGTGTAGCGGCTACAATATCTAGTGGAGTATTGAATATTCGTACAGATGTAAGCTTTACACCGACTGGAGTTTCTGCTACAAGTAGTACAGGGAATTTACAAGGAACCTTCTGGTCCGCTGTAGATGACTCTAACTCGGATATAAGTTGGACAGAAGTTCACCAAGCCGCATAAAAAAAGTTTTGACAAACTTTAAAATAATAACTAAAACTTTATTAGGAGATTAAATGAGTTCAACTTATTCAACTGGCTTACGAATAGAGCTACAAACATCAGGAGAGAATTCGGGTACTTGGGGTACTATTACGAATAACAATTTCTCTCAAGTTTTCGAGTTCGCTATTGCTGGTGTTTATTCTAAAGCAATTACTACAGGGACTTCTACAACGCTAACAAACGGCGATGGTCCACAATCTCAAGCAAACAACGAAGCAAGACAAAATCAATTAATTTTTACAGGAACAGTTTCTACTACTCATACAGTTCAATTCCCTGCTACTCAAAAAACAATGGGGATATACAATAACATTAGTGGTGGTGCAGATATTTCTGCTAGACTAGGTGCTTCAGGAAATACTGTTACAGTAACTAATGGTAAGTATAGATTATTAGCTACTGACGGAACTAACTGGTATGATATTTTTTCATTAGCTGGTTTAGGTGAAGCTTGGCAAATTAAAACTAGTAACTATACAGCATCAGATGGTGACAATTTATTTGTTGATACATCTGGCGGTGCAGTGACAATAACTTTACCTGCTTCTCCTTCAATTGGTAATCAAGTAAAAATTATTGACGCAGAAGGAACTTTTGGTACAAACAATTGTACAGTGGGTCGTAACTCTCAGAAGATACAAGGATCAGCTGCAGATTTAACAATAAGCACTAACAGTGCGGGCATTGCTCTCGTTTATGTAAACGCAGACAATGGGTGGAGGTTGAAATATAACGACTAATGGCTAACTTACAAGATATAGTAAACAGAAGTGAAGTAGGCGCAATTAAGCCTTGGACTAAAGCTGCGGCTCCAGCAGGTTACTTATTATGTAACGGTGCAGCCGTATCAAGATCAACATATGCAGAATTATTTGCTGTAATTGCCTCAACTTATGGAGGCGGTGATGGATCAACAACTTTTAACGTTCCTCAATTACAAGGTAAGATGCCTCAAGGTTATGATGGTAACACATACAATTTAGCAGGTACTGGCGGTGCAAATACAGTCACAGTTGCTGTAACAAACAACCAAGCAGCTACAAATGCTACAAATCAATCTGTTACTGTAACAGGTAGTATTTCTAATACATCTTTAACAACTGCTCAACTAGCATCACATAGTCATGGTACAAATGCTAAAAGTGCAAGTCACTCAGATGGTGTTGACAGTGTAAATGCAGGTGGTCTTGGTTTTCCTGGTGCAAACAATAACAATGAGGGATCAGGAACAGGGCACAATCACTCTCATACTTTATCTGGTACTTTAACAGGTAATATTACAACGTCTTTAACTGGATCTGTTACAGCGGCAGGTACAAATTCATTCTCACCTTTTGTGGTGGTAAACTATATTATAAAACATTAGGAGATATTGATGGCAACGCAAATAGTAATATTAAACGAAAATAGAGTTCTAGTGGACGACTCTTTTGGTATTGATTGGGCAGATAAAGGTAAAAATTGGGTAGATACGTGGCTTCCAAATACGATACATGCTGTTATTTGGAACAATCTTATTGGACAAAATGAAATACAAAATAAAGATGCTTCTACTGGAGATATGACGGGTAATACAAATTTAAATGCTACAAGTGATGCAGTAGGGACTACTACTGTAGCTAATTTACTAACTTGGGGAGAAACAAGAAAAGGTCAAATCGAAACAGCAACTACAGATTATGACACTGCTCTTTATGCAGCTAGAACCAAATGGATAACTGATGGTCATACTCATGGAACTTTTCATGAGAACAACTCTGCTACAGATTCTTACTGGGATTGGTCTAAAACTTGGAGAGACTACGATCCAAATTATTCGTAAAAAATACCTCTTACTTGTAACACTTTTCTTTGCATAGGCCCTGTCACAGGGCAAACTTTGTGTTTAATACCATTTTTAATTGCTAATAACGTATTAGGATAAGGATAGGAAACTAGAGGTAATCCTCTTTTGGTGTCGATTAAAGTTTCACCACCCCAATTATCATCCCAATTATCGTGAATGTAAAAAGAATAATTTAAAGTATATTTACCATCATCATGCCAATTAATTCCTGAAAATTTATTATATTCATAACGATATATATTAATACTTGAATTTATTTGATATGGAATAAAAGGACAATTTATTAATGTTTGACAAAAATTATTTAATATTTCAATATCAGTTACAATCTTACCTTTCTCTATAGTAGCCAATGATTCTGTTTGATTTACAGGTTTCATAGTTTTTATGTTTCTTATATCTTTGTAAAGACTTTTATCCCAATTTTTATAGGAACTTGAATGTTCATAGTAAGCAAAGGGAATATTAACTATTTGCTTAAATAATTCACTAGGTAAAAATTCATTGATAATAATAGCGCAGTCATCAATGTTTGCTTTAACATGCATTTATTTATAAGATTTTTTTTTCCAAAACATTTTTTTATATCTATCAACCCATTCACTATTTAAAATATTGAGGGTTTTTCCATGTAGTTTTTCCATATAAAAACCTGACCACATTTTAAAAGATTCACGTTTAAAAGGAACTACTTGAACCATAGGATCTCCTTTTTTAATTAAAAATTGTTTGTCTCTTTTTTTTAAAATAAAAGGAAAATTAATTATGTTTACGTAATTATCTGTATCTACAACTCCTTCAATAATTTTAAATCTTTCTTCAAGTCTATTCATTGGATGTATAAACAAACAACTATAACCAGGAGGCGTTTTTATTAACCACTTATTTATAAACTTACCTGCATTTTCTCCTGTTGTTTTATGCCATTCTTTTGGTAATTGTGTTTGATTGTGAAAACCAAAACTACCTTGTTCTCTATTTGCAGGAGTTACACTAAAATCATTTTCAACAGGATCAACTAAATAGTCTTGATCAAAAGGTATTATGTATCCCATTGACATAGAATCTAAAAATGGCATGCATGTTTTAACTGTAGGTGAGTGTAAGTTTCCCTCTGTATGTCTTTTTAATTTTTTATATTCTTCTGGAATAACTCTTGAAGCAGGTTGAGGATGTGGCCATATGTCAAGCATACCTTCATCCGTAGCACAAAAAGTAATTTTTTTATTAAACATTTTTTCTTTCAAATTTAATAGTTGCAACCATTCTAAGTTCAATACAAGAACGTGATATTTCTCTAGCCGCATGTGTTATAAAACCATCAAAAATAACAGCTCTTCCAGGTTTTGGAATTACAGAATTTTCAATTTCTGTTCTTTCTTTATTCAAAAAAACTGTTTCACCTGCATATCCTAACGTCCATAATTTATTTAAATAAAACATTATTGTATAAATTTGATTATAATCATTGGCACCATCTTCATGAAAATCATGTACTGTTCCGTACACATAAGAGCTAGCATATGTATTTACTAATTTTACAGAATCAAATAGCTCTTCTTTTTTTA